TGCTGACCTGCGATTGTACGCACATCAATAGTCAAGAGTGTATCATCTGCGTTTGTCTCAGAAACTGCAGAGTTTTCAGTTGCCTGAATTGCTGTTGAAGTTCCTGTAGTCATACGAGAGATGTTAAGTGTCATACCTGCTGCTGGTAGCACATGCTTGTTTGTTGCGAAGTCTGCTGTTGGGCGACCTGCACGAGCAAATGGTGCTGCTAAATCAACAAGGTATTGTGGGATAACGAGACCTGAGAAGTTTCCAGTTCCAACATCACGACGCTCCATTGACTCTTCACGGCTGTGACGAGCAAGACGCTCTTGTGCTGTGTAGTCACCCTTGTACTGTGCATTGAATGCATCAGCAATGAATGAGTTACCAGACTCTGCTGTGTAGGTGCGTGGTTCGCTTGTAATCTTAGTTGTAGCGGTTGCCTTTGGCATTACTACATCTGCGACTGCTGCACGAACTTCTGCAACCTTAGCATCTGAATCTGCTTGTGCTTTGAATTTTTCAATCTTTGAATCCAATGAGCGTGATTCCTCAACAAGAGCATCTACTTTTGTTGACTCAGAATCTGTAAGGTCTGTGCGATTCTCTGCGGCTACTGCCTCAAGAATTGCATCCATTTCTACCTTAACTGCATCACGGCGTTCAATTAGTTTGTCTAAATAAGACATTTATTGTACTCCTTTGTGAGTTATTTAATTTATTTGAGGTGGTGGCGATGGATTTCACGACGCTTACGGGTGTGATATTCGCTCCGACTTCGGTCCTATTATTTCTAACAGGAATATTATTTGGTTCTATCTACCTTTGCTTTTGCTAATCTTAGAGACATTCTAAGTGGCAATGTTTGTGCATTTGGTTTTAGATCTTGTTTAGCAAAAGGCATGTCAGGTGTAACTGGAGTATCTCCAACTATACTTGAGCCTTTGCCTGGATAATCTTCAACATTTGTAATACTTTGATTATCTTCTTTTGGTTTTGGAAGTGGATCAATGTATGTTAATGTAGACATTTTGTGTCCTACAAGAGTATCTGTTGGTCGCCATCCGCCGTTATATTCTTCATATACACGGATAAGAACTGCTGGATCTCCTTCTTCTGCATTGATTGTAAAATCAGAACCAGGAACATTAATAGATCCTTCCATCTTAATTTCTACAATTCTTCCTCTTGCTCTACCGCCAGCAGCGTTCCAGGATACAAAGTCTCCAACTTCTTCACGCTTACTTAGATTTTCTGTAGGAGTGCCATCTGTGTAAAAGTCATCGCCTTCTCCATCAATATCATCTGGCATAAACATTTGACTCATAACAGTAAGTGCTCTCATAATATATTCATTGCCTTCTGTTAAATCTCCAAATATTTCTTCTAACATACCTAGTGAATCAGCAGATATTTCTCTACCCTCTTTAATTTCAGCCATAGCCTTCTTTATGCGCTCTCTGGCTTCTACTGAGGTTGCAACATATGCTGGGTATGTGACAATTGATACATCGCCATCAGCAAGGCTTACCTCTATAAGAGATCTTTCAGTACGATCCATATTATATTTTTGACGTATGACCCTAAATGCAAATGACATTTGATCTACGTCGCCCCTCTCAACGAGTGTGTATAAGTCTCTAGCCTCTGTTGTATTGGCAAGATTTGCCTCAAAATAAAGACCTTTTTCATCTTCGTATAGTCTCATTGTACCATTTTTAGTACGTGCCATTGGCAAGCCTTCATGATTAACCAACAATCTAACATCTGGTGTTTCACTTAGAGTTTTTCTAAATGCACCAGGCATAATCTTCTCAATAAATGGCAGTGGTAAAGATGGCTCATTGAATACCGCTGCATATCCTGCAAGTTTCATAGTGCCGTCTTCTGACTGCCTTGCTTCTATGTTTCTTACCGTAAAGGTACGGCGTTCTGTTTTTCTCATCTTGCTCCTAGCCTTATTATTTTCATTGTTTAATTTATCTATCTGGCGTTGTGCCCAGTTCTGTGCGGCATCATCAAAATTAGAATTGCCACCCCAAAGTAACCATGCTACAAGTCCTGCTCCTGGATATCCTGGATCAGAAGGATTGCTATTTTTAGGTGCTTTACCGTCTACCTTGTGACGAGCAAACCAAGGGGCCATCTTGCGTACCTTGTTTTCAGAGATACGACCTGCTGCCATTTCTCTTGCTTCTCGCTTAGTGGCATCTGTAAGTCCGTCTCCTCCAAAACCTTCTTTTAGATAATCCAAACCTCTTTGTGCATTTTTTCTAATAAACTGAGGAACCTCTGATATTTGTCTTACTTGTCCACCTGGTTCCATATCTTCAGATATTGAAATTGCTACCATTTGATCTATTGCATCTTCTTTACTATCATGACAAGCAATAGTTGTATATGAGCCGTCAGTTTCTTCTTTAACTACCGCCCAATTTTCACAATCTGATTGCTTGTCTGATATAAAATATGGCATTATTCTACCTCGTATGCCGCTTTAGGATCTGCTGGATCAATTAGTGCTATTTGCTGTAATTGAGCAGAAGGTAGACCAGTGTGTTCAATATCTTCAAGACCAACAGCCTTAAGAACATCTGCAGGATCATAACCTGCTTGAACCATGATAGATACAATCTCTGCCTGTAGTTTATTACCTACAAGTGGTGCCTGTGCAGCATCAATATTCTGCAATGGCAGTCTGTATTGATCTCCAGGCTCTCCAATAGGTGACATATCTTCGTATGAACGAACATCGTTTAGACTTAAGAAACCTTCTCTTAGACCCTTTGTGTAAGCATCAAATCTTTCAATTGTAGTACCACGAAGTAGTGCATCTAGGTTAAATCTAATAAATCCATCTGGCTCTGGTAACAAAGTAGATAGATTTTGTTCTAGTCTTTCAAGAAGTGGTCTTAATGAATGCTGTACAAATGATAAGTTCTGTGCTTCAACAGAAGCATAACTCATTGAACCTTGTACTGGATGACCTATTAGGCTTAACGGACAACGGAAAATTCTCGCAATATCTTCCACATTGAATTTTCTACTTTCAATTAATTGTGCGTCTTGGGCATTTATTGATAGTGGCTTAAATGCTGCACCACCAGATAAAATACCAACCTTGCCAGACATGTATGGACCAGAATGATTTACATTCCAGTTTCTTGCAATGTCTGCAGCCTGATCTTCATTTAATTCTCCTGCTACCTCAATAACACCTGCAGGATTTGCAGAGTTACCAAAATATGAAGAAGCATAAGTATCTGCTGCCATAGCAATACCTATAGACATACGGCAGGCACCAATAGGACTTAATCCATACTGGCTACCTGGAATTCTCATCATAGGTATGTGTAGTATTTCTCTATTTGTTAAACGCCTTGAAAAATTACCCAGTTCATCTTTAAATTCATAAACCAAAGGCTCGCCAGGAGCAGGTCTAATAATTCTTACATCATTAGGATTTAAACAATATAGTTCTTGAACTACATCATCTTCATCTCTTAATGTTAAGATATAGGCATTTCCATGTAGGTTTAAGGATGTTAGTATTTGCTCTATAAACTCTAATCTTGTTGATTCTGGATTAGGTTGATCAATCCAAGTAGGTTGTTCTCCGTATACCGCCGCATATGCGATACGGTTACGTCCACGACGGACATAGGCTCCCATAGGAAGAGAAGAGATAGTATCTCCTAATAATCTTACACAAGAATATACTGCGGATACTCTTAGAGCAGAATCTGCATCTACATAAACACCAGCATTAGAAATACCATATAAAGGGCGTGGAGGAATTAAAGGTTGAATATATTGGCTGTTGCCTACTCTGGCTTCCCCTGCTGCCCTTAATCTTTTAGATAGACTCATATTTAACCTTTTCTCCTAATTTATTATTATTACTCTGGAAGAATATTAAGAATTGCTCTAGCCTTAGCGCATTCTACAATTTCAGTCTTAAGTAACTTACTTACTTGTTCATATTGCTGTAAAACTGCAAAGCGCTCTAGTCTGTCCATTGGACACTGACGAGCACCTTCTTGTCCTTCAATATTCTTAAGATGAACTAGATCGTCATCCCAATTACCATCAAGTGTACCAAGTAATGCTGTATAAGCATCAATATTTGCTTGATACGCATCTACTTCCATTTGACGAATTTGTCTAGCAGTTAACTGTGGTTCTTCTATCATTTTTTCTCCTTATAGTTGTTTATTAAACGAAAGAGCAATCTCTTCCAGTGGCTGGAACTGAACTTGCTGGATCAGCATACTTAGTTCCAAATCCACTAGACCAAGCATATATACTTACTTGTGGTGCAGTTTGATGAGCAACTGCAATAGCATTTCCAGTTCTACTCCATCCTCCACCAAAAGCAGATCCTGTAGGTAGCGTTGCTGGATTAGAATATTTGGTTCCATAGCCTGGATTCCATGGATAAGCAACTACATATGGAGTAACAGTGCTATATATGGCAATAGCATCAGACGTGCCTCTTCTAAAGTTTAGTCTTTCTGCATTTCCAGGAGGTAACGATGCTGGATTTGAATATACAGTACCAAAAGTAGTGGTAAAAGGCCATGCCCTAGTATATGGGCTAGCACGATTAGAAGTAGCAATTTGATTACTGTTTACAGTCCAATCAACACCAGTAGCATTGGCTGGAGGCAAATTTGCTGGATTTGCTACCTTAGTTCCAAATCCTGATCCGCTCCAAGGATAAACTTGTATGCGAGGGCTAACATCTGTAGCAACAGCAATAAAACTTCCACTAGGTGACCAAGTAACACCAGTGCCTTGTGTAGCAGGAAGAGTTGCTGGATTTGCATATTTAGTTCCAAAACCAGTTCCACTGGTAAACGGATATGCTAAAACACGAGGTGAGTTAATTTCAGCAACCGCAACTGCATCGCCAGATGGTGTAAATTCAACATCAGCAGCGCCGCTTGTAGGAAGAGTTGCAGGATTTGCATACTTAGTACCAAAACCACCAACAAAAGGATACACAAAAATAAAAGGAGTAACGCCACCAGAAATTGCTACATCTTTTTTAGTTTTTGAAAATGCAATACCTCTTGTAGCGCTTGTAGGATCTGATGCTGGATCTGCAAACTTTGTGCCCCAGCCTAACTCATCTGACCAAACATATACACTAATATAAGCACTACCATCAGTTGAAACCGCTATATAATCTACGACATTGTTAATACCTAATGACATAGCAGAAAATGTCATATTAAACCATTCCTGGTCCAGATATTACGTATGTATCAGAAGCAACACATAATACTGTTGCTAATCCATATTGAGGAATTGTTCTATTTCCAGTACTACCTGTTCCTGCAAGTCTTAATGTTACGCCTGATCCCTGTGTAATTGTTTGTGATGATGCAGAGTTGTTAAATATAACAAAGTTTTGTCCAGCAGTCATAGCAGTTGTTGTTGCTATTGTTACCCCGCCAGTTGTAATATCAATAAATTTTCCATTGTCAGTAGATGCTGCTGTATAAGCACCAGTTGCTCCAGTTTGTGTAACTGTTGCTGGTCCGTCTGGACCTGTAACTCCTGTAGGGCCTGTAGGGCCTGTAGGACCAGTTGGACCCGTGTCTCCTGTGACTCCTGTGACTCCCGTAACTCCTTGTGGGCCTGTGGCACCAGTCACACCAATAGGACCAGTGACTCCCGTAGGACCAATGTCTCCCGTAACACCTTGTATACCTGTAGGTCCCGTTGCCCCTGTAGTTCCTACTCCTGTAGGTCCTGTGGGTCCTATGTCGCCTGTGACTCCCTGTGGGCCTGTAACACCAGCAGGTCCAGTAACACCAGTGACACCAACGTCACCTGTAACTCCTTGAGGCCCTGTGGGACCTGTAGCGCCTACTGGCCCTGTGGCACCTGTAGTTCCTACTCCTGTTGGTCCAGTTGGTCCTGTGTCTCCTGTAACACCTATTGGGCCTGTAACTCCCGTAACTCCTGTTGGTCCCACATCACCTGTGACACCCTGTGGCCCTGTAGGACCTGTCAAACCTTGAATACCTGTGGGTCCTGTAGATCCTGTAGGTCCAGTATCTCCCGTAACTCCTACTGGTCCTGTTGCGCCAGTGGCGCCTATTGGACCTGTTGCTCCTGTAGGACCTGCAACACCAGCAGAAAATACAATAAATAAAACATCTAAGTTATTTGCAAAATTTGTTGTACCATCTCCTCCAGAACTAACAAGTGTTACAGGTATTTCTACATATCCTACTTGTAAGACTGGTGTTCCTGATACCGTCCATTTTTGAAAATCATTAGAGTCTGCTGCATCTTGAATTACTAAATTATCATTTGTCTTTATCAAAGCAAGAAATACATCAATGTCAAAACCATCTTTATCAATATGGCTTACATTTATTTGTGTAGCAGATATTTGTGTAGCATTGTTCCAAATTAAATGTGTATTACCTGGATCACCTGTTGTAATAGTTGTCTTTGTTTTGTAATCATAAAAGTTAGAAGATTGTCCATCAGCACCTGTGGCTCCTGTTGGGCCTGTGGCACCTGTTGAGCCTGTAGGACCTGTTGGTCCTGTTACTCCTATTGGGCCTGTTGCCCCTGTTGCACCTGTGGGACCTGTGTCTCCAGTGACTCCTTGAGGACCCGTTGGTCCTGTTGCACCTGTGTCTCCTGTGACTCCTTGAGGACCAGTTGGTCCTGTGTCTCCAGTAACTCCTGTTGGTCCAGTTGCTCCTGTAGTTCCTACTCCTGTAGCCCCTGTTACTCCTGTTGAACCAGTGTCACCTGTAACACCTTGAGGTCCTGTGACTCCTGTGACACCCTGTGGTCCAGTAACACCAGTAGGTCCTGTATCTCCAGTTACTCCTTGAGGGCCAGTAACTCCTATTGGACCTGTAGGTCCTGTCAAACCTTGAATGCCTGTGGGGCCAGTTGCTCCAGTAGAACCAGTAGGTCCAGTTGGGCCTGTTAAACCTTGAATACCTGTAGGACCAGTTTGTCCTGTAACACCAGTAGGTCCTGTAGAGCCTGTAGGACCAGTAACGCCTGTAGCACCTGTAACTCCAGCACCTGTTGGGCCAACTGGTCCAGTAGGACCTGATGCACCTTGTGGACCTTGTGGTCCTGGTGAAGTTACTATGATTTGCTTATAGTTCTGTGGCATTTACTCTTCCTTTTTATTTTAATTAGATCTAACGGACTGTGATAAAGCGTTTGGTAAAGTTCCAGGATTTGAATACTTAGTACCAAAACCTGTGCCTGAAGTCCAGGGATATGCGTTAATAAAAGGACTTGCGCTACCAGCACTAAATAAAGCATTACTATTTCTTGAAAAGTCACAAGAATAATTTTCTACTCCACCAGGCAAAGTTCCAGGATCTGAATACTTAGTGCCAAAACCAGTTCCTGGAGTCCAAGGATAGGCAGTAATTCTTGGAGATTGACCGTGAGCAACTAACAAATCTTTTGCTGTTCCTGCAAAAGAAACATCATAACCTGGTGCACCAGGCAGAGTTGCAGGATCTGAATACTTAGTACCAAAACCAGTACCAGAAGTAAAAGGATATGCAGTAACAAAAGGCGTAGTAGCGTGAGCAACTGCTACATCTGTAACTGTTGCTCCTGGAGTTGCAAAATCAATACCATCGCAACTGTTTGTTGGCAAAGTTGCTGGATTTGAGTACTTAGTTCCAAAGCCCGTACCTGAAGTCCATGGATATACTGTAATTCTTGGACTTGAGTCGTGTGCTACTCCTATATCAGAATTTTGTGCAAACTTGACGCTGTTACCATCGCCTGTAGGCAATGTTGCTGGATTTGAATACTTGGTTCCATAACCAGAATCAGACCAAGCGTAAACTTCAACAAAAGGTGTGTTGGTCATACCAAAAACAATATTAGAATCTCCTTCAAAAGCAACATCATCTGCTAAACCAGTAATACCAGTTGCAGGATTTGAAAATTTTGATCCAAAACCAGCATCAGACCAAGCGTAAGCAGACTGATAAGGAGCACCAACTGTGGTTGTTCTAGAAGACAAAACAATTGCGTTATTTTTTCTATTAAAAGCAATACCTGATACTGAATTAGGTAGTGGAAATGGGTCTGCGTACTTAGTTCCAAAGCCTGAAGTGGACCAAGGATAAGCAAAAATAAATGGAGTTGTTCCAGTTCCACAAGCAACATACTCTTGTTTTCTTCTACTTGATTGAAATATACCTTCAATATACATTATTCAATGTCTCCAACAACATACCAAGAGTCTGTTCCAACCTTAATACAAGATGCTGAAGAAAATTGATTTCTTAATTTAGGTTGAGCAGAAGTTGCAGCAGTTGAAGCAATTGTAGTTGTTCCTGGTGTTACCGCTTCTATTGTGGTTTGGCCTGCTCCAATTTGAATAACATTAATAATTGCTCCCGTTGCAAAAGCGACGTTGGCATTTGTAGGAATTGAAAATGTATTTGCCCCTGCAACACTCATTGTTACTAATTTTTGATCTGCATCAGTTAGTACTGCTGTATAAGAACCTGTTTGAGCATTAAGGCTCAGTGATGCTACTGGGCCAGTTGCTCCAGTAGGACCTGTTGGTCCTGTAGGGCCAGTAACTCCAGTAGGACCTGTTGGTCCTGTTACACCTTGAGGTCCTGTTGCGCCTGTGGCACCTACTGGACCTGTTACACCTGTGGGCCCCACGTCACCAGTTACACCTTGAGGTCCTGTAACGCCCGTTGGTCCTGTAGGACCTGTCGCTCCTGTTACTCCTACTGGACCTGTTACACCTGTGGGACCTGTAGCGCCTACTGGTCCTGTGGCACCTGTTGGGCCTACTAGATCTGTACCAGTACCCCAAACACCTGCAGTCTTAGGTCCAAAAATTTCATTGCTTACGGTATTAATGTAGAAATCTCCATCTACACCTTCTGTTGTTGGGTCTACCGCTCCATTAAGAACACTAAAACCTTGTGCTCCTGTTACACCTGTTGGGCCTGTCGCTCCTGTTGGTCCAGTTGCGCCAGTATCTCCTGTTACGCCTTGATCTCCAGTTACACCTTGTGGCCCTGTGACACCAGTTGCGCCTACTGGACCTGTAACTCCTGTTGGTCCTGTAGGACCTGTGTCTCCTGTAACGCCTTGCGGTCCTGTTACACCAATTGGGCCTGTGACTCCTGTTGGGCCTGTGTCGCCTGTAACGCCTTGTGGTCCAGTGACTCCAGTTGCTCCTATTGGTCCTGTGACGCCAGTTGGTCCAGTATCGCCTGTAACACCTTGAGGTCCTGTAGCACCCGTTGCTCCTGTTGCACCTGCAACACCAACGGCACCTGAAAGATTAACACTCCAAGATGAATATGTTCCTGTACCTAAAAATGAGGTAACTGTAAAATCTAATACGCCTGTTCCTGAATTATAATTTGTAACATCACCAATCATTAAATTGCTTGAATCAAATGCTACTACTACTGTTTGTCCTATTGAATAATCTACATCTGTATCTACTAGGGTAAATGATTTGCTACCGCTGCCAATTGCTACAGAACTTGTAGAAGTTGTTGCATAAGTATCTCCATCTGCTCCTGATACACCAGTTGCACCAGTTGGTCCTGTTGGACCAGTTGCACCTACTGGACCAGTTACACCAGTGGGTCCTGTATCTCCTGTTACACCTTGAGGTCCTGTTGCGCCAGTGGCGCCTACTGGGCCAGTTACACCTGTTGGACCAACATCTCCTGTAACTCCTGTAGGACCTGTAGGGCCTACGTCACCAGTAACTCCAGTTGGTCCAGTTGGGCCTACATCACCAGTAACACCTTGTGGACCAGTAACACCTGTTGCTCCTACTGGACCTGTGGCTCCTGTAACTCCTTGTGGTCCTGTTGCACCTGTGTCTCCAGTGACTCCTTGCGGACCAGTTACACCAATTGGACCTGTAGGTCCTGTCAAACCTTGAATGCCTGTGGGGCCAATGTCTCCTGTAACGCCTTGTGGTCCAGTGACGCCTGTTGGGCCAGTGGGTCCTGTTAAACCTTGAATACCTGTGGGGCCAATGTCGCCAGTCACACCTTGTGGACCAGTTACACCAGTTTGTCCTGTTGGTCCAGTTGGACCTGTATCTCCAGTAACGCCTGTTAATCCTGTAGGACCTACATCACCAGTTACACCAGTTGGTCCTGTGGGACCTGTTGCACCTGTTGGTCCACCTGATGGTCCTGTTGGACCTACTGGACCTGTGACACCAGTTGGACCTACTGCACCGCTTGATCCTTGTGGACCTGGAGAAGATACTACGAGTATATTTGGATCGTCATCGTTAACAACGTTATTGCTAGGCATTCTGTGTCACCTGAGCATTCACTGTAACTTGTCCTTGAACTAAACGAGATATTACCCCAGCATTATCAAGTTCTAAATCATATACATAAAAACCTTCATCTAGTGTTGATGTTTGTTCATCAGTAATAGTAATTAAAATGTTACCTGTTGCGCCTGTTATTACAATACCGCCGCCACCTGTGGTTAGGGTTAGGTTAGCAGTAGCAGAGTTGTATTTACGACGGAACTGCATTCTGGCAGTCTGTCCTGATAGGTTAATAGGGGTACCGTCAGGGTTTTGATAAACCATATTTAAGGTAAATACTGAACCTTGATCTACGCTAAAATTATAAATACCAGCAGTCATATTACTCTTTCTCCGTTATCCAGATTAAAAACATCCCAACGGCAATAAATGAAAGTGCGGGTAGAACTAAATATAGTCCATATCCTGCAAGCCCTACGCCAACAATTTCTGTTACTAGGGACATATCTATCTTAGGTTTTTTCATTTATTCTCCTTATATTGAATAGAATCTGGCTATAGGTTTCTTTGGTTTTGGAGCCATAGCACGATCAAAAGAAAATATAGAAGCAACCGCTGCGTCAATTTTCTTTTTATTTGTGCTCTTTGAAACCATAATACCCCTACTTGAAGTCTTTGTTACACAGTTTGCTATATGTCTATTTAATACTTCATCTCCATCGTGAGTAAAGGATTGATTGACTACCGCCTCATAAAAGCGTTGAGTTGCTGGAACCATACGCTCTGCTGTGTTAGGATAACTAATAATAGGTAATCCTTCTTCTTCTAAAATCATCATTGTGCGTTGCCACCTAGATGGATCAAACACAACTTCTAAAACATTTACTCCCATACTTCTACAAGAGTCAATAATTGTCTGTTCTACTTCTGCAACATTTACATGCCACATAGGATCTGGATCTACCTCTGGTAATTCCCATACTCCCAAAACTCTTACGTGTGGCTTTTCTCCACCCATAAACCAGCCTACGATTGCTGTAGTGTCACCACTAAAAGAACCGTCAAAACCTATTATACAGTCTTCGCCAGGAATAATCTTTCTGTTCTTTAGAACTAAAGCATCCCATAAATCAGACGGTATCCAAGATTCAGTACTACTTGTCCATAGATTAAGTCTCTTAGTCATAAACTCATTTTGTGGAGTTAATAAAGAAGCAGACCTCATATCTTCTAAACTAAGAATATCATTTAATGAAGGGTTTGCCATAGTCCAGTTTAATTCATCTTTGTAATTTAATTTTTCATTACCCTGATACCAGGCAAAAAAGAAAGAAGGGTCTTGGACTTCACCTTTTGCTATTTGTATACCCCTTTGATACATGGTATAGCATAAAGATTCCTTACCAGTAGAGTCATACTTAGAGCCAGCAGTGGTAATTCCTACCAACATTGGCTCAGTTCTAGCACCCATAGATAGAGATAATACATCATATAACTCTCTATTTGGCTGGGCATGAACCTCATCTATAACAATAAATGTAGAGTTCAAACCTTCTTTTGTGTAAGATTCAGATGATAATGCCCTATATACAGATCCTGTTAATGGGTTATATATGGAGTTTTGATAGACTTCCAGGATATTACTTAGTTCTGGTTCTAGTTCTATCATCTTCTTTACTGTTTTAAAGATGATTCTGGCTTGTTCTTTATCTGCCGCCGCAGAATAGATCTGTCCGCCATTAACGCCTAATACGATTTGTTCCAAAACGAGAGAGGCTATCAATGCGCTCTTTCCATTCTTACGGGGTACACCAATAAGTGCTCGTCTATGTTTTAGTAAGCCATCTTCTCTTTCAGCATATAGGCTAACCAGCAATTGTTTCTGCCAGTCTCTAAGAAGAAACTTCTCACCAGTCTTACCAGCAACAGAGTCTTCTGTTAGATGGCATAGGGTTTCTATAAAATCTATAACCTCATACCCACGGCTATTAATTAATTCTCTGTCCGTTAGGGGCGATAGATATGTTGGTGGCCAATTCTTAATATCCACAATCAACCTCTATGCTGTAATGAGAGCCTGCTTTTTTCAAAGTCAATATCTAATATTTCTACTTTTACATCTTGGCCAAAGGTAAAGTTTTCAGGCATATACCCGCCCATTTTAGACTTATGAATTAGGCCTGATATTAAACCTATTTTTACAAATGCTCCATAATCGGATATCCCAGCAATCTTGCCGTCATGTATCTGGCCTATTGCTAGTTTGGCAAACTGAATTTTCTTATCTTCTTCTGCAGTCTTCTTTAATAGTTCTTTTCTAGATAATACTATGTTCTGCTTTGGCCTATCAAACTGTAATATGATGGCTTCTATCTCTTGGCCTATATAGCCAGAAACATCATCTACCCTTTGTAGTTCTATCAGAGAACCTGGCAAAAAGGCCTGTACTCCAATATCAACTATCAGTCCACCTTTAACTACCTTTTTTACTTTGCCAGTTACAGGTTCTGATATCTCATATTTGTTTTGATACATATCCCATAATTTTTTAACCTTGCCCTCTTTTAAGGATAGGGTGTATATTCCTTCTGGATCTATATGTACTATGGATGCATCTACTACCTGGCCAATTTCAATAATCTCATTAATGTCACCGTCTTTAGTAACGACTATTTCTTTCCTTGGAATAAAGGCCTCTGTCTTAGAGCCTATATCTACAAGTACTCCTTCACGATCAATTTGGACTACTACGCCAGAGACGATCTGCCCATGAGAGAACTTTCTCATTGAGTCATCTATGGCCTTTAGAAAATCTTCTTCTGATCCTATATCGTTAATTGCTACTTGGTTCATTATTTATTACTTCCCCGTTTTCTATGATTATCGTTTCAGGCTCTTCAAATATAACCTTGGCACGATTCTGCCTTCTTTCTAAAAGTTTATCTATTGATGTGGCTGCTCTAACCTCTGCTACGCCAAGGCGAGATCTTGATACAGGGTCAAATCCCAAAGATCCTAAAGCATCAGTATAAGATTTATTTATTTGTACAAACGCTCTGCCATCATTGGCCTCAAGCGTAGTCATATATTTATTTCTTGCTGCCTCATTGGCATCAGCCAGAAATGCAGCATTCTTAATTGCATCAATATCACTGTCTGGACTTAGCCAAGTTATGGCCATGCTCCAGGCACGATCCCATAGATTAATTCCTTGCACTCCAAGCCCTTCTGGTGCTGGTGGAATTTCCCTAGCCATGGGCAAATGCGTAACATTATTTAAATCTGGCAGCGCTCTTTGGCCTGGATTTCCCAATAATCTTTTTAGTTCTACAGGTTTTGGCGGTCTGCCTACTTGTGACATTTTATTTTATTTCTCCAATATGTTTGTTTGTTTTGTGCGTA